GTGCCAGGATCGCATCCAGTGATGATCGATGAACCTCTTAATGTATTAAAAATTTGAAATGCCATTTTACTTTAGTCCTATAGATGTTCTTCGACGCATTGACATCTTCCTTTTAATCAATGTACGCCTTAGTTTTGCTCTTCTTGTTGTCTTCCAAGAACGTTTTAACTTACGTGCTTTTGCTAATCTAACTGTGGCAGGAATTCTTCTTACAGTATTCCCTGCCATCTTGTAACCTTTAAGTCCAGACCTACGAACATTACGCTGAACTACAATTCTACCTCTTGTATTTCTACGAATACGTCTACGAATCTTTTGTATACGACCCATCTTTACTATGTTTGGATTACGTTTAATTTCTTCATCCAAATCTTCCCACTCAACTTCTTCAAACATTTCATCGACAACAAACGGCTTTGCCTCTTCTAACTTCTGAGCAACAAGTTCATCCAGACGAGCAAAGATAGCTTCTCTAGCTTCTTCTAACTTAGAGTTTAAAATGTGTTCTACAAAACTCATAAGTCTTATTAAAACTTTCTTCGGTTTCTGTTAATTTTTCTACGAACTTTTCTTTGTTCTGTTCTGTCAACTTAGAATAGGCATATAAAATATGCTCAATCATGTGTGTATCAAATTCAATCAATGCACCATCACTAAGTTCTACAGTCTGTTCTTCTTCTTCTTTAATTACTTTTAATTGTTCTATAAAATTCTCAGCTTGAATGGGAGAATTGAAAGCCGGACCATAAGGAACGCTAAAGTATTTTCTTAACTTGTCACTCCAGTAAAGAGCAATACGTGTACCGTCAGGGTAAAGACGAACTGCCTTCCTTCGGATTACAAGTACGACAGGAGGATCAGGAAACATATTATCCGTTACAGCTTCCTTTAACTTATCCTTTTTACCTTTTGTGTATTCCAATCTTTCTCCAGTTTTATCCCCAATTCTAATGCGGTGTGCCTTAATTTTATAACCAGCTTTACTGATTTTAAAATTAGCAGAACTTAAAACACCTTCATTAAAATCTTCTAAAGACTTCATTCTTCTTCTGAGACTTCTTCAGAATCCTCTTCAACTTCTTCGGCATTCTCTTCACCACCAAAGATAGTTGTAGCTAGTTGTTGCTTATGTGCTTGCAACGCCTCAAATGCTTTAGCAGAAAGTACACCATCTAAAGTGTCTTTAGCTTCGGCATTATCACCAGCGGCAATTTGATTAATAAAATTTTGAATGTCCATAACGACTCCTATTTACGCTTTTTATTTATGCTGACCACAGACTTGTTCACTTCATCATCCAAACCTGGTGTTAATGACTCTTGATCTTCCTTCTCATCAACTGTGTTATCTTCAGGTTCAGCTTGTTCATTACCTTGATCTGGAGCCTGACCCATTACTGGACCTTGCATATTCTCAGGTAGTGAGTCTTGTTCCTCTGCGAGTTGTTCATCCATCTGTTCAATTTCTTCATCCGTCATCATCAGAATCTTATTCTTAATATAATGATTGGAGAAATAACGACCAATATATGGATCAATCAACTGTAACATCTGTAAACGATTCTGCAACAATTCTGCTGCACGAAGTTCAGTAAAGTTATTATCTTTCTGAAAGTCGTAGTAGATATCTTCTTTGAAATCTTCCCACTCTTCTGATGTACAAATACCTTTGAGTACCAACTGTGTACGCAAAGCATGATCGAATAACTGTGTAAACTTATTACGAAGTCTGGTAACAAACTTAGCAAACTTTAATTCGTCACGTGTAACTTCCTGTGAACGACCCATACCAGCAAAGCCGCCACCATTTTCTTCAAGGCGTGAATATGGTACATTCAAGCATTGTAATAGTTTCTTTTGGAAGTATTTAACATCCTCTAATTCACCAAGGTTTTGACCTGCTGGTAGTGTCGTAATCTCTGTACCTTTACCACCTTCACGGCGGGGCAACCAGAAATCTTCCAGCATAGACATGTGCTTACGTTCATCACGAAGTTCACCAGTGTTAGCATCGTAGACCATTTTGTTACGGTACTTGACCATAACATCGCGCAGATATTGTTCAGCTTTACCTTTGGGTAAGTTGCCAACGTCAATGTAAAATATACGGCGTTCTGGTGCACGACTAATACGATAGATAACAATTGCATCTTCAATCATACGAAGTTGATTGAGTGCTTTGATTGCTTTGTGTAGGTATGAAATAACAAATGTATTCTTTGCATCCATCAAACCAGAGTTCACGTTAATAATTGAATCTGGTGCAATACGAATGCCTTGACCTACATTTGATGTGAATGTTTGAGTGGTCTGTCCCTTATCATTGTAGACATAATACTCTGCGGTAGATACAATAATCTGTGCGCCTGTCTTAGGATCACGATCTTTTTTGATCTCACGAACTTTACGAATCTTACGTGGATCAATGTATCTTAATTCTTGTATACCTTCTTTAGGATTCTTATCGTTGACAATAACATGATAGAACAATCGTCCATCAATATACCAACGTTTGAATAAGTCATCTGCAAGGTTAGAAAAGTTTAACATCTTCAAGACGTTTTGAAACTCTTCGTTGATTTTCTTTTTGATTGATTCGGGTTGCTTGAGATTATCCATTACGATATCACAAACTTTACCTGCTTCATCATGGGAGATTGCTTCATTGACAATCTCATCAATTGCCATATCTAATTCGGGATGATTGGACATCTCACGGTAACGAGTAATAAGTTCAATTTCATTACGAACCGAACCTTCTAAGTCTACATACGTACCGTAATATGCGTTCTGAGTAACGGTAACTGCACCATCATCAATAGCCTCAGTAGGCAAGGCAAAAGATGCCTGTTCAGGTTTTTCTTTCTGAACGACATCCTTTGTGCCAAGTGTAAAGCCGAATAATTTTATCGCCATTATTTTTTCATTCTAAAGTATTAAAAGTTGGGGAAAGCCCCCAACTCTTAGACCACGCCATCTGCTACTGATTCCCACCATTGGTAGGTCAAAGTAACAGAGAAATCTTCAATCGCATCATTTGAACCCCAATCAACATCGATAGGTGTGATGTCGGTGGGGAATAGACCTACAAACTTATATTGTTTTAGGTTATTACCAGCTTTACCGAATTGTGTAACTTGACCATCTACGGTATAACCTAGTGGTGTACCTGCAACTGGATTACGAATATTTAGATTGTGGCTATTGATGCCATTCATCCAACGTTCAAATGCATTACGGACAACAAAGTCTTCATCATTGATGATGGTTACTGTCCAATCAGCAAAGGTACGATTACCCGCAAACTTTAACTCACGACCAAAATACGACACAGGAACAGAGTTAACTGTTGAACCTGGAAGTTGTGCGGTCTTACACATGAAAGTCATTTTAGTTTGTGCGTTTCCTGGCAAAGAGAATGCAGGAAACGGCATACTAACCTCAAACAGATTGGGACGAGCACCGTCCCCCTGTAGTTGAGAACGGAATTGATTTACATTAAATGCCATTTATTTTCTCCTGTTTCTCTCTATTTAGAACTTCCCTACAACTTCATTGAACGATACGCCAGTACGGACTGCGACAAAGTTCAGTTGGATGAAGTTGATGGAACGTGCTGGTTTAATATAAATGTCACCAATAAACTGATTTGAATCAATTACCTGACCTGTGTTATTTGTTTCATCGCAGACAACACGGAAGTCAGTGATACCACGGCGACCTTGTACATCACGCAGGAATGGTTCTACGATTGCTACAAACTGAGCACGTGTAAATTGATCATTAAATTCAAACAGTGAGAAACGTGCTGCACGGGCAATTGCTTTCTCAAGTACAATGAACAAACGACGAACATTGATACGATCAAATGCACTTGGTTTAGCAAGCATTGTCTTGTCACCAAACAGAACTGTACCTTCGCCTGGGAAAGAAACAACTGGATTGACACCTGCAACATACAGAGTATCACGCTCAGTCTTGGTTGGATTCCATGCAAGCTTAACTACGTTTTTAATTACACCACGATTTAAACCACCTGGTGAGAACCAAGGATCACGTTCATTATCGGTACGAACACATAGACCAGCAATGTCACCGTTTAAAGGAATCCAACGATACAAGTCTGCATATTTGTCGTATTGATATTTGTAACCAGAATCAATTACAGCATACGAAGAAGATGTTAAACCGTTACGGAATGCAACTGCTGCCGCTGCTTCACCAGTAGGGTTGTTAACAACACTTGCCTTAGTTGGCGATATGAATGCTACACAATCTTTACGAGATTCTGCAATATTGCTAACAACATACGTAGCAATTGTTGAGTTACCTGTACCAGTAACACATAAAGCAATGTCAACTGCTTCAGCATTCTTGAACAAATCCCAACCTGTAGTAATTTGTGATGTGCCAATAGTGCCATCAGTACCACCGGATAGGGAGAATGTAACATTACTTGTTAATGTTTTAAATGCGGAATTGTTTGCCGTTGAACCCCACGCTGTACCCGAACCTAAGTTTGCAGTAGCAGGATGTGCTAACCAATGAATGTATTGTGACTGTGCAGCGATTACATTCTTATAGTAGTTTGAATTACCGGAATCATCTTTTGCATCCGATGCCTTAGAAACAAATGGATATTTTTCAAGAACTGTATTTGCTGTTCCTGAGAATAAACCGTCTTCATCAATAACTACAATATGAACTTCATCGTTTGCATTACTATTACCTTTGCTGGCAACATAAGATGATGTGTTTGGTGTAGCAGTAAATTGAGAAGCATATGCCCATCCAGCATACGAAGCACCGTCTGCCATAGAAACTTTTAACGAGTTACCCAATGCGCCTGGGAAACGTGCTGCCCAACCATTGTTAAA